TCCAAGACTGGAGTTCCTCCACTTTTTTTACGAACTTCTTGTTCTTTTTCGTTGTCATCCATTGATTCGATCATGATTGTAATTTTTTTACAAATATAGTGAACTATTGTCTAAAAAACAATGATTGTCAAATTGTCATATAAAATAAACTTTATATGTCATATTGACACGTTTTACTATTTGGTATGTTATTTGTTTTTGATTGTATCAAAATAAAAATATAAAAAATAAAGTTATGAATAAAAATGTAATTATCGGTATTGATTTAGGTACCACAAACTCAGCAGTAGCAATTATTGAAGGAGGTCAACCTTTGGTGATTGCCAATTCAGAAGGTAAAAGAACTACACCATCAATTGTGGCTTTTACTGATAAAGACAGAAAAGTTGGTGACCCCGCTAAAAGACAAGCGGTTACCAATCCCGAAAAAACAATTTACTCAATTAAACGATTTGTTGGTAAAGATTTTGATAAATGTAAATCTGAAACTAAAAAAGTACCTTACAAAACAATAAAAACTTCGAATGGTTTGGTTGGTGTAAAAATTGATGATAGAACATACACACCACAGGAGATCTCTGCGGCTATTCTACAAAAAATGAAAAAAACTGCAGAAGATTATTTGGGATATGAAGTAACAAGAGCAGTAATTACGGTACCCGCATATTTTGGTGATCAAGAAAGAAGTGCGACAATCGAAGCTGGTGAAATTGCAGGGTTGAAGGTTGAAAGAATTATAAACGAACCAACGGCTGCAGCCTTAGCATATGGATTGGATAAAAAATCGAAAGATTCAAAAATTCTTGTGTTCGACTGTGGTGGTGGTACTCACGATGTTTCGGTATTAGAAATTGGTGATGGTATTTTCGAAGTTAAATCAACTGATGGTGATACTCATTTGGGTGGGGACGATTTTGATAATGCTATTATCAATTGGATGGTATCTGAATTTAAAGCGGAATATAATATAGATCTTACCAAGGATCCTATGGCATTGCAAAGAATCAGAGAAGCCGCGGAAAAAACAAAAATTGAACTTTCTTCCTCACCATCAAGTGAAATTAATTTACCATATATCTCTGTTAGTGATAATGTACCCATTCACTTTGTTAAATCTTTATCAAGAAGTAAATTTGAACAATTAACAAAAGATTTGGTAGATAGAACAATTGCTTGTGCAAAAAAAGCTTTGAAAAATGCAAACCTAAAACCTTCAGACATCGATGAAGTGGTTTTGGTCGGTGGATCTACTCGTATTCCTGCAATTCAAGAAGCCGTTGAAAACTTTATTGGTAAAAAAGCAAACAAATCAGTAAATCCTGACGAGGTCGTGGCTTTAGGTGCTGCCATTCAAGGAGCTGTACTTACAGGAGAAGTTAATGATGTATTGTTGTTAGATGTAGTTCCACTTTCTTTCGGTATTGAAACTATGGGTGGTGTGATGACAAAAATTATCGAGGCAAATACGACAATACCAATCAAAAAACAACAAACATTCTCAACAGCTGCGGATAATCAACCAACAGTAGATATTCACGTGTTACAAGGTGAAAGGCCAATGGCGAATGACAATCGTTCACTAGGAAGATTTTTCTTAGAAGGTATTACACCAGCTCCTAGAGGAGTACCACAAATTGAAGTTACAATAGATATTGATGTTAACGGAATTTTACACGTAACCGCAAAAGATCAGGCATCAGGTAAAGAAAATAAAATAAGAATCGAAGGTGGATCCTCACTATCCACTGAAGAGATTGAAAGAATGAAACGAGAAGCTCAAGAAAACTTGGAAAAGGATAAACAAGCTCAACAACGAGTTGAACTATTCAATCAATGTGATTCTCAAATATTCAATACAAAGAAAAATATGGAAGAATGGAAGGACAAATTCACTAAAGAACAATCTTCAAAGTTGAATGAAACACTCAGTCATTTAGAAAATGCATATTCAGAACGGAATGAAGAGAAGTGTAAAGAATATTCAGAAAAATTGAATAAAGTTTTTACAGAAGTTTCAAATGAAATTTATTCGACGATAAAACCTGACGATGGTAATGAAACTTCAAACAACGAAGTTCAAGATATCGAATATACTGAAGTGTAAAAATTAATGTCAGTATATTTATAAAAGACCGACCCCTTGAAAGGTCGGTCTTTTAATTTTAGGAATATGGGAATTTTAAAACAAACAATCGAGGGTACCAAAATTATAAATGAAATTCAATCATCGAATTTAATTCGATCGGAATACGACACTAGTGATAGTACTTTGGTGGTTGAATTCAAAAATGGTACGAGGTATTCATATGAAAATGTACCTCATAAAGTATACGCTCAATTTAGGTTAGCAGAATCTCAAGGTAATTTTTTTAATACAAAAATTGCCAAAGTATTCAAATACAAAAAACTGATTTGAGTGAATATTTATAATGAATGGAAGGTTATCAAGAAATACTTAAGTCATTTGAAACTAGAGATATTCTCAATGGTGAAATATGGAATAATGTATTTACAGACAACCCAGTATTAAAACCTCAAATTAGAAAAGTTTTATTGAAAATAGCTTCTGAATTTCAGGGTTATTTAGGTGACGATGTTTTCGTTTCAGATGTAAGATTCACAGGATCTTTAGCAAATTTTAACTGGTCCAAATTTTCAGATATAGATTTACATGTAATTTTGGATTATGATCAATTCGAACCATCTGAAAGAGAATTGTATAAAGAACTTTTCAATTTAAAAAAAACACTTTTTAATGAAAACCACGACATAACCGTAAAAGGTTATGAAGTGGAATTATACGCTGAAGATATTTCAGAAAAACATGTGTCCTCGGGGGTATTTTCAGTCCTTTACAATGATTGGATTAATAAACCAGTTAAGAAAAAAGTATCGATTGATAAAAAGTTTTTCCTCAAAAAAGCGGACACAATGATGGATAGAATTGATAATTTAATGATTGATGTCAAAGATTTGGATATTGACACCGCACTTAAAAAGATAAAAAATTTCACAGATAAATTAAAAAAATATAGAAAGTCAGGTTTAGATAGTGGTGGTGAATTATCTTATGAAAATATGATTTTTAAATTTTTGAGAAGAAATGAATATTTGGACAAATTGAATACATTCAAGAATCAATTAATGGATAGGAAACTTTCATTGTAATTTACAAAAAATGAATTATTTGTCATTTTAGTATATTTATTTATAAAAAAATTATATGGCTACGGAAACACCTACACCTACACCTACCAACACACCAACTGTTACAGTTACTCCAAGTATCACTAGTAGTGTAACACCAACACCTAGTATTACTGCAACAGTAACCTCTACTGTAACACCAACACAAACTAAGACACCAACTCCGTCTTTAAGCCCATTTGCATTGAGTGCTGGTACTGTGTATAACGAATGTCGAACTTGTTTCAGTACAACTGGTTGTACTTGTACTTCATCTACAGAACAATCGTTACCCCACCCTTATTGGTCCAACAACCAAGGAAGAGCGGTAATTCAGTTAGGACTAGTTCAATTAGGCGGAATGCACGGATTAAATTCATAATAAAATTAAAAAAATAATAAAATGGCAGATTTAAAACCGATCGGAAGTGAAAAATTAACAGGTGAATCCAAAATAAAAAGGATTTTAGAAATTTCACGATACAAAGAAAATATTCCGAGTAACATTAATGAAACTGATAGAACTGAATATAGTAAAGTTTTGTCAGATGGAAAAGAATATGAAATCGTTAAAGAAAAAATGGGATATGTCATCAAAAAAAGAGTTGATGAGTCATATGACTATATTGAACCGATGAAAAATAGAAAACATTATAGTTCATATTCCGCAGCTCTTAAGCGTCTTAACTTAATTGCAAAAGAAGTCAACAGATTAACTGAGAATCAAGAGGAAACTCCACTTTTGAACATAGGTGAACAAAAAAAATTCACTCTTAAAACTCCAAAACCACCTGTAGCTCCTGATCCTGTTACATCACAACCTGTTGCTCCACAAGAAATGCCATCTGTTGATGTACAATCATCTCAGGCAGACGTTACACCACCAGATGATTTACCTCCTATGGATATGAGTCAAGACATGAGTGGTTCTGGTGAACAAATGGGTGATATGGGTGATGAGATGCCTGATATGGGTACAGAAATGCCTGATATGGGCGATGAGATGCCTAGTATGGGAGATAGAGAAGAGGTTACTTTTCGTACTGTACAAAAATTAACCGGAAAGTTGGGTCAAAAGTTAAGAATGTTGGATGATTCTGTGGGAATGACCTCCGAAGATATCAAATATGTTTTAAATTCAATATTATCGGCAGTTAATTTAGCTAAATTGGACGATGAGGATCGTGAAGATATTTTAACTAAATTCGAAGAAGACTATGATGAGGACATGATTGGTTCGGATGAAATGAACACCGATATGGATATGGATATGGAGACAGGTGATGAAGGACAAGAAATGCCACCAATGAAAACAGAAATAGAAGATGAAACAGAGGAAGGTATGTATAGAAAAAAAATAGGTTCAATTATGGACTCTGTATTTGCTGAATCTGAGGTCGAAAAACTATTATCTCAATATTATAGAATTAATGAAAGTGAACAATTACAGAAGAAAAATAAAGACACTAATTACAAAAAAATTGCAATAAAACAAGTTAGACAATTAGCAGAGACCAAAGAACAAAGGGAAAGTGCTGAGTTTATTATACGTGAAACTAGTGGATTTAAGTTCAAAGGAAAAACAAATTTAAAAAATTTAGTTTTTGAACATGAAGACAATATTTTGAAAATTACTTTAGATGGTGAATTTCTATGAGTCATCTTATTTATATCAACGGACTAGGACCAAACTATAAAGGGGATAATATTTACGAATTTATCTTCAGTGATGTTTTTGATGTTTGGGGTGAGAATTGGGATTCTAAACCCGCTCATGGAACTCCAACTCCTCCTGATATAAAATACATTCAAAAAGTTGGTGTACTACGTAACACCGAAGTAGTGATGGAGTTAGTACAGAACTCCGATTATATGGGAGTTATTGACGCTATGGAGGATATAATAGCATTGGGATGGGAAACTGATGAAAGTTGTGGTGAGAATAAAAGATTGGTATTTAAATTCGGAGAATCAGAAAAAAGTATCAACGATAAACTTTACGAAAGAGACATCGTATTAGAATTTGAAAAACAATTGTCATATGTCTAAAAAAAAATTATTAGAAAATGGATTTAGTAAACAATTTATAGATAAATTGTCATATAAATCAATTAATGTGTTATTAAAACAAATAAATAGTTTAAAAGAACAAACAAAAACTGGTTCTGTTATAGTTTCAAAAAATACAGATTCTAGTAAAATTCGTGATTTAGCTAGTAAAGGACTCAATGTAAAAATTTCTAACGAGATGAAAGAGGATGAAGAAGATCCTATGGACTTTGAAAAAGGACAAAGAACACAAGACCCTCATCAGGTTGGTCCATCTACAGATGATGGTTTTGGTAATTATGGTGATGGTATGGATGAAGGTGAGATGACGGAAAAAAAACAAACCAAAAACCCATGGGCGATATGTACCGCAACCATGGGTAAAAAATTTGGTAGTACTGAACGAAGTGATTGGTCTAAAAACCAAATGAAACAATATGAGAGATGTGTTATGGATGTCAAAAAACAAATTAAGGAAAACAAGAACCCAATAATTCCAATTTTGGAGAACATAACAAGAAATCAGATAAAAACAAATTTATTACCACAAACAGACAAAGCAACACTTATTGAGATGATTACACAAAACCAATCTATTATCAAAAGACCCTTACACAACAACAAACAAATTGGAAAATTCAAAATGAATAAGAAATCACAAACTCCAGTGTTTTCAATTACAAAAGGAAAATTAGAAAGTGATCTTAAGGAGATAGAAACAACTGAAAACAAAATTCGTGATTTAGTACCAAATCCTGGAAAAGTTAAAATACCAGATTATTTAACATTCGATCAATTAAATATAAAATTTAAAAAATAATGTCTCACAAAAAACATATAAAAGAGGCTCCCATTGATTATGGTGGAAGACCTGAAAGGATGGATCCTGATATTCAAAGGAAAATTGAAAGAGGAGAGACTCCCGTTTCAAAACAACCTTTTTTACCAAAAACTACAGGAACCCAAACTTTTGAGGAAATTATTGCATCCGATAGATTCAAACAAGTTGTCGATAATATTAGGAGATATGCTCAAATTCCAGGACCTATTGACATAAGAAGTATTGGTAATTTACAAATGTTATTAATGGGTACTTTGAGAGAAATCGTAAACATTGAAAGACAACACAAAGAATATCTAGAAAATTTATCTATTGAATTAGTCCGACAGGAATTAGAAATAGCACCTACAGAAATTGAGTATGAAGCTTACTTAGTGAGTCAATCAGGAATTCCTGATGAAGGATTTCAGATGGAACCTGATGAAAAAACTGAAGAAGAAATACTTCAACTTTTCAAAGATCCTGAAAATGAAGAGGAAAACCCTGTTGATGCGTTAATAAAGGCCTTGGACGAATTTAATATCGAAAGAAGTAAAAGACGTTTGATTAATATGCTTATTCAGGGTGCTGGTGCTAAAGGTCAGTATATGTTTCATTTAGTTGAAGAAAAATTAAACGCTTTAGATCCTAGATTGTTGAATTTGTATGGTACGTTGATGTCTATAAATGAATTACTTTATTGGATTTTAAATGAAAATATGTTGAATAATTTGATGGGTAGTAAGGCTGGTTCAGAAGAAATTGATACAACCTCAGACCCCCCTAAAGTAGTTGCACGGGGTGTTATATTTCCTGTTCTATTACATGAATTAGTCAAAGGAACATACGATGTCATAGGAACCTTTGGTTTACCATCAAACCCTGACCAACAAAAAGCGGTGACGGGGTATGAAGATACATTACCTGCAGAAGTTTGGGATTTAAGATTTGGTCCAATTTTTTGGGAAAAGTTAATTACCACTTACCCGAACAAAATTTTCGAACCTGGTCAAAAATTCATTCAAAATTATCTTTTTCAAAAATTTGTGATGATAAGTGCTGAGGATTTCATTAATTTGACTAAAAAGGTTTTAAGTGGAGATCCTAAGGCCAACCAAATTATTGATAGAATGGTAAATGAAATTGTGAGTAAATTAAATGAACTTGAATATCAAAGAGGTCAAGAAGATAGTGACGATGATGGTGATGATGATGGGTTGGGAGATATAAATATAGACGATCTTTTCAAATAAAGTTGATGGAATGGGTTTTTCAAAAGAACAATTATTACTTGAGTACACTAAATGTGTAAGGAATACTGAATATGCTTTAAGAGCGTATTTACAAACTTACGACAATACTCAATCAAAATATGTTCCATTAGAGTTATTTCCTGATCAAGCAAAACTTATCAAAGATTACGAAGAGTATAACGAAAACATTGCAAAAAAATATAGACAAGCAGGGGTATCAACAGTAACTGCGGCTTGGATAAGTAAAAAATTAGCTTTTGCTCTCAAGAACAAACCTGAAAAGGTTTTGTGTATTGCAAATAAGTTAGATACGGCTGTTGAATTTGCAAATAAAGTTAGAGGATTTATTGACCAATGGCCTAGTTGGGTTGGTATAACATATAGTGCAGAAAAAAACTCGCAAAGACACTTTAAAATATCAAATGGGTGTGAAGTAAAAGCGGTTGCAACATCGAAGGATGCGTTACGTGGTTATACTCCTACAATTCTAATATTCGACGAGGCGGCGTATATCGAGGCCGATAGTGATTTTTGGGCGGCTTGTATGGCCTCATTATCCACAGGTGGTAAAGTTATTGTAATATCAACACCAAACGGGTATGATCCAATTTATTACGAAATTTACGATCAATCAATAAGAGGTATTAACGACTTCAAAATATCAGAAATGTTTTGGTGGAGAGATCCACGATACACAAAAGATTTACAATTTATCAAAGTAGATGATTTAATACATTTTTATTTGAACAGAGATGAATATCCAAACCCTGAAATAGTTGATGTTTCAGAAAAATTACCTGCGGATAGAGATTATGACGAAATACAAAGACTTATTGATGATGTATTCAAACCAACATCGAATTGGTTTGAAAAAATGGTCAAAAAATTAAAATATGATAAAAGAAAAGTTGCTCAAGAATTAGAGTGTAATTTTTTGGGGTCAGGAGATAACGTATTTGATTCAAACTTGGTCCAAAAAATATTAGAAAACGATGTTAAAGACCCATTAAATAAAATGGTAAGTGGTGGATTATGGTTGTGGAAAGAACCTATCATAGGTCACAGATACATTATGGGTGTAGACGTTTCGAGAGGTGATAGTGAAGACTTTTCAACTTTCCAAATTTTTGATTTTGACGATAAAGAACAAGCTGTTGAATATTTGGGAAAACTTCCACCAGATAATTTAGCTGACATAGTTTATAAATGGGCGACTATGTATAAAGCCTTTGTAGTTGTTGATATCACAGGTGGAATGGGAGTTTCTACAGCAAGAAAACTCCAAGAACTTGGTTATAAAGAACTTTATGTGGATGGTATGGACATTGCAAATAAATGGAAATTTGACCCAAAAATGCAAGACAAAATACCTGGTATTAATTTCAACAATAAACGAGTTCAAATTATTGCTGCGTTAGAAGAATATTTTCGACATGGTTTAAAAATACATTCTATTCGTTTAGTCAACGAAATGAACACTTTTGTTTATGTGAATGGTAGACCAGACCATATGAAAGGACAACATGATGACCTTATTATGTCTTTGGCTATGGCGGTCTATGTTGCGGATTATTCATTTGCTCAGTTACAAAAAGTTTCACAACAAGCAAAGGTTTTACTAGAATCATGGGAGGTCAAATCGTACGAACAACCAGTAACATCACATTTTAATCCAGCATTACCAAACACAAATTATAGAGAAAATCCTGCTTTTAGAAATCAACCTTCATTAAATGATTATAAAGAATATTCATGGTTGTTTGGAGGCGGTAAGCGTTGATTTAATTAGTCGAATATTTATTGTTAATTATGGAAAATAAAAATTTAACAATTTGGCAGAGACTATCTCAAAGTTTAGGACCAAATTCTTTATTGGGTCAAGATTTACCAACGTATACTTTTGATAAAAAAGAATTACTCAAGACTCAAAATAAAGACGAATATGAAAAACAAAAACTTCAAGCCCAACAAACATATTATCTTGTAAGTCAATGGGCTAAAGTTGAAAATAATTTATACAATCAAGCGGTGTATTATGAACCAACAAGATTGGCTTCATATTATGATTTTGAAAGTATGGAATACACACCTGAAATCGCCTCAGCATTAGACACATACGCTGAAGAATCAACTACGGTCGATGAAAATGGATTTATGTTACAAATCTATTCGGACTCACCGAGGATTAAATCAATTTTAGCTGACTTGTTTAATAATGCTTTGGATATCAATACAAATTTACCTATGTGGACGCGTAATACCGCTAAGTATGGTGATAATTTTGTGTTTTTGAAATTAGATCCTGAAAGAGGTGTTGTTGGGTGTCTACAGTTACCAAATATTGAGATAGAAAGGATCGAGGTTGGTATGAAAGGTAGAGCAACCTCAGGTTTTGGGGCAGCACAATCATCAAGACCAGATGTGAAAAGTTTGACATTCACTTGGAAAAACAAACAACTTGATTTTAATAGTTGGGAAATTGCACATTTTAGATTGTTAGGAGATGATCGTAAGTTACCATATGGTACATCGATGACTGAGAAGGCAAGAAGAATTTGGAAACAATTGGTGTTAGCTGAGGATGCGATGTTAGTTTATAGGACCTCACGAGCACCTGAGAGAAGAGTTTTTAAAGTTTATGTCGGAAATATGGATGACGCTGATGTATATCCATATGTACAAAGATTTGCACAACAATTCAAAAAAGACCAAATAGCTGACCCTAAAACGGGTAATGTCGATATGAGATTCAATCAAATGGCGGTTGACCAAGATTTCTTTATTCCTGTTAGAGACCCTGCCGCACCAACACCTATTGATACCTTGGCAGGGGCTCAAAATCTTTCTGAAATTGCTGATATCGAGTACATTCAGAAGAAACTTCTAACAGCTTTAAGAATTCCTAAAGCATTTTTAGGATTTGAAGAACCCGTCGGAGATGGGAAAAATTTATCACTTCAAGATATTCGTTTTGCTAGAACGATCAATCGTATTCAAAAATGTATGATTGCTGAACTAAATAAAATCGCAATAATTCATTTATTTCTTTTAGGGTTTGAGGATGAACTAGGTTCATTTCAATTGTCTTTGACCAATCCATCAAAACAAGCTGATTTACTTACTGTGGAAGTTTGGAAAGAAAAAATGTTATTGTATCGAGATGCCGTTACAAAAATTGAGGGAATTGCACCCGTGTCCACAGCTTGGGCTAAAAAACACATACTTGGTTTCTCTGACGATGAGATCAAATTGGATCTTAACCAACAAAGAATGGAGATCGCAGTTGCCGCTGAGTTAACAAATACTCCTAACGTTATTAATAGAACGGGTATATTCGATAATATTGATAAACTGTATAGTAAATCAATTTTAAGTGGTGATACCACCACGAGTGGATCTGTTCCACCTAGTGGTGCGGAACCTTTACCGCCTATGGGTGGTGAATTAGGTGGTATGGCACCTGGACCTGGTGGTGAAACACTTCCTCCTCCTGAAGAACCAGTATTAGCTCCTGAAAATAAAAAGAAGTCCACAAATATTATTCTAGAAAGATTGGAAATCGAAGAAAAAAGTGAGATTGATTTTGATAAAGGAGAAAAAATATTACAATCAATAAGTCAAGTATTGGATAAATTGTCGGACGATAATATTTAATTAAAAAACATTATGAAATTCGGAGAACTTTTTTCATCAATAGAAGATCATCTAATCTCGTCATACCAAAATGGTATTTTCGAACAGGAGATTAAAAAATTCAAGAAATTGGTTCTTGAAAATAAAGATTTAACTTCTGTATTTTATCACTATCAATCATTAAAAAACACAAGGTCTTTAGATAAGGACACTGCTGAAATTTTTATTCAAGAATCTGTAAAACAGATTGAAGAAAATAAAAAATCGGTAAAGAAAAAATTGGTCGAATTTTGGGTTAAAGAAATCAAAACTGATAACATATACGAGGATATTGATAATTTAATTTACCCTGATTTCACAAATTTGGTGGAGTGTGCACACTCTAAAAAAAGGTTGATTAGTCAACTTTCGGAAGAGACCGAAAAGAAAGAAAATATCAACTTACCCATTAATTCTATTCTGAAGATCGCAAATAGTACAGCCTCTAACTATATTTCAAATTTAGATGAAAATACTCAAAAAGAGTTAATGAGTATTTTGACAGAGAGTGAAGAAACTCTACAAAAAAAATATGACGAATTCAAAACCAACACTATCAATAAATTACTAGACATCTCAAAAGAAAATACTGAAGACATTTCTTCAAAAATTCAAGAAACCATCAGTACCATTGAGAAAGAAACTTTTGATAGGATTAACTTCGTAAGGTTAAAAAACCTATACGAGAGTTTGTAATTTTACCCCTCAGAACTACGTTTTTTTTGTATAAACTGAGCTTTTAGAATTTCTTTTCTTCTTTTTTGAGATTTACTTTCATGAGATAATCTTGACAAAAGAATTTCATTCTGTTTGGTTCTGATTATTTTTCCTTTCAATAATTTGAGACTTTTGTCGAGATTCGACGTACCATTAATTTTTATTATTATCATATCAACTAATTATATTAATTATGGAAAAAATTTGATTTATATCAATATTATAACTATTTTTTTGAAAAAAAATAAACCATTGTTATTATGTTAATTAATGAAAAAAGGCAAAACGTGTAAATTAAATGGATTTACAAGATTAAAAAGTACGTACGGTACAGTGGATTCAAGAACATTTAAATCATTGTATTTGAATATCCAAAGTTGGGTAACGCCCAAAAAAAATGTTGAAAATTGGTCGAGAGTCATAAACATATTAAATAGAGAAATCAAAGAAACCATAGGTGATTTTTTAGATCTTAATTTATTTCAATCTACATTCATTTGTGATTTAGATCTTAGAACTAGTGGTCTTGTTATGGGTAAAAAAAGTTTTATGAATTTAGAAATAACTTTTTTCGTAAATAAAAATGTTGAGTTCAAATCTTTGACCTTAAAAAAACATTTGCAAGATATAACTTCTTTCATAAATTCCCATAATTTTTCTCAAAATATTTATTTCGATTTTGAAAAAACAAAAAAAACAAAAACAATCGAAACTACCTAATATTTATTTATAAATTTTTTATGAAAATATTAGGACCAAATGAAGTGGGAAAAGGTATCTTGATTGAGATGGATGCAGGATTTGTGTCTGCTACAGATCACAGAAACATAAAAGTTTTGGAAGAACAAAAAACTCAATTAGATTATTCAAAACCTTTTGAATTCTATGCTGTATTACAAAAATATAATACACCAAATAGAAATGGTAGAATTTATCCATAACAAATTCTTAAAAGAGAAGCCGAGAATTACAAAAAATTAATTAAGAAAGGAGTTGCACTATCTGAATTAAACCATCCAGAGTCTTCATTGATTGATTTAGACCGAGTATCTCACATAATTAGTGACTTATGGTGGGAAGGTCAAATGTTACTTGGAAAACTAAAACTTTTAACGTCACCTGGATTTCATGAGAGGGGGATAGTATCAACCAAGGGAGATCAAGCAGCAAATTTACTAAGACAAGGAGTAACTTTAGGAATATCATCTAGGGGTGTTGGGTCTCTGAAAAAAGTTGGAGAACAAAACGAAGTTCAAAAGGATTTTGAATTAATATGTTTCGACTTAGTTTCTTCACCTTCCACACCAGGAGCTTATTTGTTCTCAAACATTGACGATCGACATTCATTCGATGAAAATATCGAAGAAGAAAAAAAATTAAGACAGATATCGTCAGAATCCACTGAAAACACAAATCCTATGAATCGGTCTATTGACTTGATGAATAAATTGAATAACTTTTTAAGAAAATAATTTATGGAAGATTCTAAATATTTTGTATGTAAAGTACAATACGATCTACCTGATGAAAATTCAGGTAAGATCAAAAAAATCACTGAAATGAAATTGGTACGAGCAATTTCAGTTACTGATGTCGAGGCAAAAGTAACTGGAAAGTATCAAGGTTTTCAACATGATTGGCGAATAACGTCAGTGATTGAGAGTAAAATCGATGAAGTGATCGAGTAAAAATGAACCCCACCAAAGAGTGGGGTTTTTTTTTGTTTAATTTTTTTTACAATAAAAATTGTAAAAATCAATATTTTTTGCGCTATGGATATATTTATATGGAAAAATTTAATATTTTATGGCAGACAAAAAGTCATTAGTAGAAGAAGCTCTTCTTCAGATGAAAAATCTAGAAGATGTTGTAACTGAAAACGCAAAAGGAATACTTGCTTCAACAATGAAGGAAGAAATCTCTGAGCTAGTAAAAGAGTCGTTAAAGACTAAAAATAAACTAAAAGAACAAGCTGAACCTGAAATAGATTCTGAAGATGAAATGGATATGGATTCTGAAGATGATATGGATATGGATTCTGAAGATGATATGGATATGGACTCTGAAGATGATATGGATATGGACTCTGAAGATGATATGGATATGGACTCTGAAGATGAAATGGATATGGACTCTGAAGATGAAATGGATATGGATTCCGACGAATTAGATATCGACATTGAAGATGAAGATGTTGTAGAAATCCCTGATGACGCATCGATGGAAGACGTATTAAGTGTTTTCAAAAAAATGGGTCCATCTGATAGAATTATCGTGAAAAAAGAAGGTGATAAAATTCACCTTGATGACGAAGAAGAAGATGTAGAATATATCATCTCAACAAACGAATCTATTACCGAAAAAATGTCCGATTCCCAAATGGACCAAATCATGAATGATATTTTCTCAGAAGAAATGGATGAGGAAATGGATGAAGAAATGGATGAGGAAATGGATGAAGAAATGGATGAGGTTGTGTATGAAATTTCTATGGATGAGGAAGACACAGATGACGAAATCGATGAAGAAGATATGGAGGAATCTATGCATGAATCAAAAAGTGGCATGAAACCAATAATGTTTTCAAATTGGAAAGCTGGTAAACCATTGGGTTCAAAAGCCGAAACCAAAGAATCTACAACTACAAAACCAAAAGAAAAAGTTGAAACTGGTAAAGATAAAAAACGCAGTCCTTTCCATAGACCAGGTGAAAAAACAGCCCCTAAAGCTAAAAAAACTGAAACAAAAGAGGGTATGGGAAAAATACAACCTACAGGAAAAGCTAAAGGTACTGGAATGAATCTTTCTCCCAAGAAATTTGAATATAAGGAAGGTAAAAAACATGACATTTCTGCTGTGGAAAAAAGAATCGCCGGAGCTTTCTCAAAAGGTGAAACTAAAGAAGCCGCTAGAACACTAAGTAACGGAACTAGAAATTACGGACTGAGAAAAGGTTTACCAAAAGCTAAAGTAATCCCGAATTCGGCAGTGAGCGAAGAAGTTCAATCTCTAAGACAGAAGAATGTTGAGTATCAAAAAGCTTTGAATGTCTTCAGAGAAAAACTTAATGAAGTTGCTGTTTTCAATTCCAATTTGGCTTATGCAACTAGATTGTTCACAGAACATCCTACTTCAAAACAAGAAAAAATTAACATTCTTAGAAGGTTTGATGATGTTGAATCAATCAAAGAATCAAAAAATCTTTACAATTCAATTAAAAACGAATTAACAAATTCTTCGAAAAATGTTGTGACTGAATCTATGGAAAAAATTGAAAAAACACACACCTCAGGTTCTTCACAAAATTTAATCGAATCAAAAACTTATGAAAATCCTCAGTTCTTGAGAATGAAGGATATCATGCAAAAAATAAACAAATAAACAAAACTAAATAAAAAAAAATGGGTGCATTATTAGAAAGCGGTCTTGTTGGTAACATCGGGTTAAAACACCTTAAAGTTATCAAAGAAGATACAATCAACAAGTGGGACAAACTTGGGTTCTTAGAAGGACTAAAAGGTCATATGAAAGAAAACGTTGCTCAGTTATATGAGAACCAAGCGTCATTCTTGATAAACGAAGCGTCATCGACTTCTGACAGTGGTTCTTTTGAAACCGTTGTATTTCCTATCGTAAGAAGGGTTTTCTCAAAACTTTTAGCTAACGATATCGTATCGGTACAAGCCATGAACTTACCTATCGGTAAATTGTTCTACTTTGTTCCTAAAATTCAAGGTTATTCGGGTGGAACTTCACCAAATGATTTGGGATACTTAGGTCAAAGTGGTGACCACTATGCTCCAATTGGTTCACCTGGTAACTATCCAGGAAATCAAAATGCAGGTTATACTGCAGCGGATGGTACAGGTACTTATAACCCTTATTACCAAAAAGATCTTTATGATTTATTTTATGAAGGTGATGAGTCAGCCCTAAACCCTCCAGGTCTTTTTGACTACTCTAAAGGTAAGTGGACAGCAACAACCGCTACAACAGCAACTGTAGCTTGGAATGCTAGTGGATCTCTGATACCTTCAGCTTACACATCATCCGATTATCGTAAAGTAATTTTAGCGATGAGTGGGTTCTCAAATGCAGGTGCTGGTCAATTAATCGGACCAAATGGTAATACCATGGATACCGAAGAATTCCTTTCAGGTTTGAACATTTTCGGAGCTTACGGTAACACAACAACGTCAACTCAAGCACCAGGTAATGGTAATCCTTTCCTTTTCAGAGTTGTAACTCAAAAGTATGGTAAAGGTATCGTTCAATACGGTTCACAAACCAATACTACATGGCCGATTGGTAACAATTCGGGCGGTGCATACAATAATGTTTGTGATGCGAATGGTATTATTTATTTGGAGGTTGATTTACAACAACCTGTATGTATTTCTTGTGGACAAACAACACCTGATGGTTATACAGGATCTACATTCTCATCATCAACCGCGAATAACAACGCCTTTATCGCGATCTACAGAGTTTATAAAGAACTTGAATTCGAAGATCAAATCGGTGAGGTTTCTTTCGATTTAGAATCCGTTACAGTATCTGTAACAGAACGTAAATTGAGAGCACAATGGTCTCCTGAACTTGCGCAAGACGTTTCAGCGTTCCACAACATTGACGCAGAGGCTGAGCTTACAGCTCTTCTTTCTGAACAAGTTGCCGCAGAAATCGACAGAGAGATTTTGAGAGATTTGAGAAAAGGTGCTGCTTGGAACTTGAGATGGGATTACAACGGTTGGAAGAGATTGGCTTCTACAGGAACTACTCCTTATACTCAGAAAGATTGGAACCAAACACTTATTACCGCTATCAACCAATTGTCGGCACAAATCCATAAGTCGACATTGAGAGGTGGCGCTAACTGGATCGTTTGTTCTTCTGAGATTTCAGCAATCTTTGATGATTTGGAATATTTCCACGTATCA